ATGTTGGCATTTAAAAAGAAGGGAGGGAAGATTAATAAATTAAAAGATTCTCCCGCTTTTAAAAGTCTATTCGGACCAGGATATAAATCTAAAAAGATGCCACGGCAGGCAAGAGATATAAAAGCTTTTGGTGAAGGAAGAAAATATAAACTTAAAAATAATGAAGAAACGGGTGTGTCAGGTGTTGCCGGTATTGGGGCTGACACAACTTCTAAATTAGGTAGTGACCAAAGTGAACCAGGTGCACGTAGAAAAAAACGAAAAAAGTGGTTAGTTAGTGAAAATTCTGATTCCTTTGCTGGTATTAATGTGTTTGATGTTAACCCCACTCATTTTGAACTTTGTCGTATGGGAAAACGAAAATATCTTAGATATGAAAAATATGTAGGAAATGATGATACTGGTGAATCAATACGTCAATATGGCAGAAATAATCCAAAAGCGCCTATTATTTTAAAAAACAGTCAAACCGGAGCAATGTTATATCTCCGTTATGGTAGAGCTAATTAAGTTATGAGAACAAAAAACGTAACAGAAGAAGAGATGAAAGTCTTCAAATTGGCTGTGAGTATTAAAAGCAAGGGTAGTAGAGATATGATGCCCTGTTATGAATTGGGAAAAAAATACAAATTAGACGAAGATGTTATTATTAATTTGTTCAATTCTGCCGGATAAACCCCCACCTTTTATATAATGTGTTTGTGTCTACTTATATCGATCAAAAATATATAATGTTACTCAGTCCTCGTTTAGGTAAATTTAAACGGGTACGAGAGTTTTTATGGAATTCTCGGTGTCCTCTTTGCGGAGATTCCCAAAAAAATAAAAATAAAGCTCGATTATATTTTTATCAAAAAAAGAATAGTTTATTTGTAAAATGTCATAATTGTGGCGCTGGAATGAGTGTGGGAAATTTTATAAAAATAATTGATCCACACCTTCATAATCAATATATAATGGAACAATATTCTGAAGGTAAAACTCATACACCAACATCACAAGAAAAAACTATTAAATTTACCCCTCCTAAATTCAAACCCAAGAAAACAGAAATTGAATTACCTAGCATATCAGACTTAGATCCAGATCACTATGCTAGAGAATATATTTCTAATAGAAAAATTCCCGAAGAATTCTATAATGATATATACTATTGTGAAGATTTTCGGGAATGGGTAAATACAATTTCTGAAGAAAAATATGATTCATTATATAAAAATGACAAAAGAATAGTTATACCATTTTTTGATGAAAATAGAGTATTAATGGCCGCACAGGGACGATCCCTAGACAATTCAGAATTAAGATATATTACAGTTAAGACAAAAATAGACAATTCAAAGATTTTTGGGCTCGACCGCTGGGATTCTAAAAAGACTACATATATTGTCGAAGGTCCTTTTGATTCTCTATTTCTTCCAAATTCTTTGGCGTGTGCGGGTTCAGATTTAGTAACAAATATTGATAAAGAAAACAGTATCATAATATATGACAATGAACCTCGGAATCGTGAAATAACCAAAAAAATGCATTCCATCATTGATAAAGGATTAAAGGTTTGTATTTGGCCTGATACATGTCAACAAAAAGATATTAACGATATGATACTTTCTGGTATCTCTAAAGATAATGTTTTGAATATGATTAATAATAATACATTTAATGGTTTAAATGCACAAGCGAGAATGTCATTATGGAAAAAACACAATTAGTGAATTATGGTACTCGTACAATCCATGAGCATGGATTTGTAAAATTACTAGATGTAATGGGTAATGATGAAGAAGTAGAAAATGCCGCCCGAATCAGTTACGGAGAAGGTACCCGAAAAGTCAGTCAGACAAGAAACCTTATTCGTTATTTAATGAGACACAAACACACATCACCATTTGAAATGTGTGAAGTCAAGTTCCATTTAAAACTCCCAATTTTTGTAATGCGTCAGCTAGTTCGCCATAGGACGGCAAATCTTAATGAGTATTCGGGTCGTTATTCTGTAATGAGTGATGAATTTTACCTGCCAGAGGGAGATTATTTACAAAAACAATCGGAAACAAATAAACAGGGGCGAGACGAAATAATAGAAACCAAGGGATTAATTCATTTTGAAATGAATAGAATTTTTGACAATGCGACAATTTCATACCAAAATTTATTGAGAGAAGATTTGACAAGAGAGCTGGCTAGAATCGTACTTCCTGTTTCGAATTATACTGAAGTTATATGGAAAATAGACCTTCATAATTTTTTTCATGTAGTTAAATTGAGAGGTGATAAACATGCGCAACAAGAAATACAAGATTATGCAAATGCTATGTATGAATTGGTGAAACCAACATTTCCATTATGTTGTGAAGCGTTTGAAGATTATGTTTTGAATAGCGTAACATTTTCAAAACAGGAAATGGAGATTATAAAAGACAATCTCAATAATATTGTCGCGACTAACCGATTATCAGGACGAGAAGAAACAGAATTTTTAGAAAAAATTGACAACTTATAAAGGAGAATGTTGAATGGTCGACCAAATGATGACTGAATACATGAAGTTTATACACCTTTCACGTTATGCACGTTGGGATTATGAAAATAAAAGAAGAGAAACATGGGAAGAAACAGTTAAAAGATATTTTGATTTTTTTGAACGCCATTTAAAGGAACGTTGTAATTATATATTACAAAAAAATGAACGAATAGAACTTGAATCTTATGTAGTAAATTTGAAAATTATGCCATCTATGAGATGTTTAATGACAGCTGGTGAGGCATTACAAAAAGAAAATGTTGCTGGATATAATTGCGCATATATAAAAGTAGAGCACCCGAGGTCTTTCGATGAAATTCTTTATATATTGATGAATGGCACTGGAATAGGATTTTCTGTTGAAGAAGAATATGTTAATAATTTGCCCAGTATTGCCGATATATTTTATGATACTGAAACAACTATTATCGTAACAGATTCTAAATTAGGTTGGGCTAAGGCATTTAAAGAATTACTTAATTTACTCTGGGTGGGTCAGGTTCCTCAATGGGATTTGAGTAGGGTTCGTGAAGCCGGAGCACCTTTAAAAACATTTGGAGGTCGCGCTTCTGGTCCAGGACCTCTTGAAGATTTGTTTAAATTTTCAATACAAACATTTAAAACTGCAGCTGGAAGAAAACTTAGACCAATTGAATGTCATGATATTGTATGTAAAACAGCGGAAATTGTAGTGGTTGGTGGTGTACGGAGATCAGCTCTTATTTCATTATCCGATCTACGTGACAGAGAAATGAGACAATCAAAATCTGGTAATTGGTGGGAAACAGCTGTACACCGAGCATTGGCAAATAATTCCGCAAATTATCATGATAAACCAGATATAGGAACAATTTTAAGAGAATGGTTATCATTATATGATTCAAAATCTGGTGAAAGGGGTATATATAATTCTAAAGCAGCCGAGAAACAAGTGGCACTTTTAAACACAAGAGAAAAGGATAGTAATGGCTCATACATTCAACGAAGATTGGCACGATCAGATTTTGGTACAAATCCATGCAGCGAAATCATTTTACGGTCAAGAGAATTCTGTAACCTTACGGAAGTTGTCGTCCGACCCGATGATGATCTCGGATCTTTACAAAAGAAAGTGCGAAATGCGACTATCCTTGGCACCTTTCAATCAACTCTTACCAATTTCAGATATTTGTCAAAAAAATGGGAAAGAAATTGCGATGAAGAACGATTATTGGGAGTTTCTCTTACCGGAATAATGGACAATAATCTTACAAATGGTAAAAAGAAGGGCATTGAAGAACTATTAGAAAATCTCAGAAATACGGCCGTTGAAACAAATAAACTTTATTCAAAAGCATTGGGAATCAATAGATCAGCTGCTATTACGTGTGTAAAACCTAGTGGTACGGTTTCCCAGCTTGTTGATTCGGCTTCTGGTATACACGCCAGACATTCTCCATATTTTATTAGGACAGTTAGGTCAGATAATAAAGATCCTCTTTGTAAAATGATGAAAGATGAGGGATTCCCAAATGAGGAGGATGTAACTAAACCAGCTCATACTACTGTATTTTCATTTCCAATGAAATCGCCAACATCAACAGTTTTTAGAAAAGATTTATCAGCTTTAGACCATTTAAAAATATGGAAAATTTATGCTGAACATTGGTGTGAGCATAAACCAAGTATTACAATATCTGTTAAAGAAGATGAATGGTTTTCTGTGGGCGCCTGGGTATATGAAAATTTTGATGATATTTCTGGAATTTCTTTTCTACCTTTTAGTGAACATTCTTATAGGCAAGCACCATATCAAGATTGTACTAAGGAAGAATATCAAGAAATGTTAAAAATCATGCCTAAAAATGTTGAATGGGATAAATTATCAGATTACGAACAAAAAGATTTTACTATCTCTTCTCAAGAATTGGCGTGTGTAGCTGGAGCCTGTGAAGTTTAATGGATAAAAAAATTATGGAAGATGATTTAGAAAATGATATAATAAATGAGGATATGGATTGTTATGCGTGTGGATCGCCATACAAATTAAAATTTGATGAAGATAATGTATCAAATAGTCCTATGTATTGCCCGTTTTGTGGAGTAATAATAGAAATAGATAATGATGAATATGATGATAATTGGGATTAGGTGTAATGCGCAAAATATCTGGTATAGATTATTCTCTCAATTCACCAGCTATATGTATATGCGAGGAACAAAATGATAGACGGTTTGACTTTAATATGTGTACTTATCATTTTATATCTAATGATAAAAAACGGAGGTGGAGGTGGACCACAGATGAAAATTTAAGTAATTTTATACCCTACCCTCCATTTGAAAATTATTTAAGTGAAACGGATAGATATGATATGATTTCTACTTGGGCAATACAATTATTACAGCATTGTGACCATGTAGTCATGGAAGATTATTCATATGGTTCTGTTGGTCGAGTATTTAATATTGCCGAAAATATGGGGCTATTAAAATATAAATTATGGGAAGCAAAAATCCCCTTTACAACAATTGCCCCTACATCAATTAAGAAATTTGCTACTGGAAAGGGTAATGCCAGTAAAGTAGATATGTATGAAACTTTTGTAAAAGAAACTAATATGCGTTTCCTTGAAGACGCTTCACCTCCCTACGATCCCCATAGTGCTTCCCTAACAATTCCCAACCCTCTTTCGGATATTGTGGATTCTTATTTTATAGCAAAATGGGGTATATTTAACATTGATAATGAAAAATAAAATATGACATTTGACAGTGAGCAATATTATATGATGAAAAACCATAAGGTTATGGTGGATCCTCCCTCAGGAGATAAGTATGGGTTTCCCAAACTCATACCATTAGAGGAATTAAGTAATATTGAAGATTGGTTAATGGATAATGGATACCCCGAAAAAGAAATTGATGAACACATAAAAAGATCGTTTTTTGATATGCTTGTGGATGATAGGGATGTACTTGCCAGAAAAATACCTTTTAAAGAAATATTAGAAAAGAAAATATATCTTACTTATCCATTTAAGTCAGGGTTCATACACGTTGATAGGTGGGAAGTTCTTACTGCTTATATTAAAGCGTTTGATTTTAAAACAGGCTGTGAATTGGGTGTGTCTGAAGGAGAAACACTTTTCAATTTATTGAATGAAAATGAAGATTTGTTTATGTATGGTGTTGATATTTGGGAATTACAGGATGATAATAAATTAGAAACATACGAACATGAAAATTCATTAAAAAAACGGAAAGAAATAGTTTTTGATGAATTGCAGAAATATTCATCTAGAGTCAAAATATATGAAGAACGAACTGATGAGGCTCATGCACATTTTGAGGATGAATCTTTAGATTTTATATTTATTGATGCTGATCATACTTACGAAACTGTGAAACGTGATATTGAATTATGGGCACCAAAAGTACAAAAAGAAGGTATAATATTCGGTCATGATTTAAATTGGGGAGATGTGGCTAGAGCAGTTGGGGAAATGTTTACTGATTTTTATATAAATGGTGATAATGTTTGGTCTGCGGTGAAGCAATCATTAAGGAGTTGAATGATAATATTAGGATTGAATGATGGGCATGATGGTTCTGCTTGTATATTAATTGATGGTAAAATAGTTTCGGCTCTATCCAACGAAAGGGTAACTCGCATAAAAAAAGAGGAATCTTTTTCCGACCAATTAATAGATGCTGTTTTAAAACAAGCTAATGTCGAATTAAAAGATATTGATATAATTACATGTACTGGTATTACTGAAAGAAGCCCTTTAGATATAACAACCCCTAATAACAAGAAGGCTATGGGGTTGCAAAATTTAGGAGTAATGAGAGGTTTTTCATCAGGTGAGGCATGGGATTCTAAATTAAAATATAGAGGAAATATATATGAGTTTCCTTGTTATATGGTACATCATCATTTATCACATGCTGCTTCTGCTTATTATACTAGCCCATTTGATAAATCAGCGTGTTTTACTATTGATGCGAGTGGTTATGATGTTGGATATATTGGAAATTCTAGTCAGGTTTGGGGTGAAGGACAAAGATTACTTAGATATCGTTGTCCACAGATAATGTTTGGTAATGTGTATAGTGATTTTACTGAACAAATGGGAATAGGGCCGGGATTGTTCAAATCAGGTAGTACTATGGCTTTAGCTAGTTTTGGTACACCTTTAGAACACATTAAAGAAAAAAAATATTTTGATTTTATGACTGTTCCAGCATTCAAGGCATCGAATTTTGATCATTGGGTAGAATATAGTGGGCTGATCATGCAAGTAATTCGGCATAGGTTACAATGGCATTTATTAACTAATAGAATATGGGGGCATGAATATCATAAAAACGAAAGTGATTCTAAAGAAGTAATGGATTTGGCAGCAAGTCTTCAATATATTTTAGAAAGACTTGTTTTGGAAAAAACAAATAAATTATATGAGACTGATGAATCATTTAAAAATATATGTTTATCAGGAGGAACATTTTTAAATTGCTCAACTAATACGAAAATTCACAAAGAAACTCCTTTTGAAAATATGCATTTATTTCCTGGGTGTGGAGATGATGGAACAGCTATAGGGTCTGCGTTATACATATATTATAATGGCGCTGATATTCAGCATAGAACTACAGAACGACATACTTATACTAATAGTGAAATTGCATATCTTGGACCTGATCATAATATAAAACCACCTTCTCATGAAACGATTGTAAAAACAGCAAAAATGTTAGATGAGGGAAAAGTTATAGCCTGGTGTCAGGGAAGATCCGAATTTGGACCTAGAGCATTGGGAAATAGATCGATTTTGGCGGACCCAAGAAAAAAAGAAATGCTCCATTTTATTAACAATAAAGTAAAAATGAGAGAATGGTACCGCCCCTTTGCGCCTTCAGTACTTGAAGAAAAAAGTGATCAATGGTTTGATTTGGGCATACCTAGTCCGTTCATGTTATTTACTACAAACGTCAAAGTTCCGAGCCTTGTTCCGGCAATATGTCATGTTGACAATACATCAAGAATACAAACTGTTAATGTAGAAGATAATAAACCTTATTATGAATTGATATCTGAATTTGAAAAACTTACTGGAATTCCTATGGTGTTAAATACTAGCCTAAATGGAGGAGGAGAACCATTAATTGAATCACCAGATGATGCAAAATTATTCTTAAAAGAACATGAACATGTAGATGCTCTGGTTCTGGGTGATGAAATTTTAAAATAATATATAATTATACAAACTATAACTAAGAAAATTTATGGCAAGAAGAACCGCATACCAAAAAGCATTATACAGAAAAGTAATAAAGCCTAAAAGAACATCGATTGGAAAATCTCCTCGAACAAGACCTAAAAATAAACACAAAAGACGGAATTGGAAACCATATCGTAGGCAGGGAAAATAAATGGAAAAGCCAGAAAATATATCATTTGATATAAAGATGGAGCTGTTACAACCATGGTCAACTTTTGTAATGAAAACTCGATTACCACCGGTAGTACTTGAAAGGATGCTAAAAATCACAGATGAAGTTCTTGCTAGTGAAACGGCTAAAGATCATGGACCAATGCTTGCAGGACAAATTGATTCTGAATTTATGATAGAGCATAAATATTTAGAACGTGAACAGATAATGGGATTCTTTCATGATATGATTCGTCAATTTGTAGTAGAACAAACATGCCAATTCCAACCATTCAATCAAAAACAAGCGCGGGAGAATGAATGGTTTACAAAAATGCTTACTTGTTGGGTGGTTTCTCAGAAAGATAATGAATATAATCCAGCCCATATTCATACAGAGTGTCATATATCTACTGTTATGTATCTTAAAATTCCAGAATATTTACCTAATAGGAAATCACATCGGCAAGATGATGATGGAGCAATCACATTTACAAATAATGCTGCAAGAGATCCATTTTGGGGGCGTCCAACTATGACAGTTCAACCAGAAGTGGGAGATTTCTTTCTTTTTCCATCATCACAAACACATATGGTATACCCATTTAGAACACAAGATGGAAAAGGTGAAAGGAGAAGTGTATCTTTTAATGCAGTTTTTTCATCAAAAGATATGGCAAAGAAAAAAATGACGGGAACATCAATCTATTCTAAAAGATCGAAAATATGAAAAAAAGAGCAATATACATGATAGAAGAAGTTGGGGGGTCAGAAGAAGAATATTTTGATTCTGCCAATGCCGTATTGGTATATACTGAATTACCAGAAGCTAAATGGGATTTGTCGGGGCTGTTTTGTTTTGATGATCAATTTTTTTCATTGTTTGATCGTTTTCGTAATTTCCATAAAGATAATGAGGTTTTAGGAATTGTTGATCGCCCTATAAATTCTGTTATAGAATCCGTACATGGTTTATTTCCTGTAATATGGAATGGTGGTCGAAATTCTGGAGCTGTTGCTTTATCAGGAGGTTTAAAATCACTTTATTCTCCATCAAAATTAATAGAAAAATATAATTCATATGGAATAAATGTATATTATACGGCTTCAAATCCATTGATAAAAAAAGAACATCTTGATGATGAGAGTTGTAATTATTTATTGGATTCTTTGGGTTCTTTGAACCATGAAGATAATGGTGTAATAGTAAGTAGTGATGTACTTTCTGATTATATAAGAGAAAAATATCCTAAGTTAAAACAAAAAGCATCTATCGTAAAAGTATCAGTAGAAAAACCTCATAGATACGATAGAGATTTTGATTATTATAATGAATTGGCTGATAGATTTGATAGGGTTATGGTTAATCCTGATGATAATTTAAATTATACTTTATTAGAAAAAATGGCGAAATCGGGCAAAACAGAAAAATATGAATTTCTTGTAAATGAAAATTGTTCTTTATATTGTCCGGTAAGAGATCGCCATTATCTTTCATATGGCAACATAGCACTTAGTGGATGGCGTGGAATGTTTCATTTTTATGATAAAGATGAAGATGAATTTTATGGGTTGGGACATTCAGGATCGGGTGCTTCTGCTATTTGTGGTAGAGTTAATTATAATAACCCAGACCCCATAAAAAGAACTAATATAAGGTCTTGTTTATTAACCAATAAGGAAGTAAAAAGGATTTACGATATGGGTTTTAGACATTTTAAATTGCAAGGAAGAGGTGATACAGCAGAGGCCTTTGATGAAATGAGGGTATTTATTAACAAATTTATTGTTATGGTGTAGATGGCCATCTACATAGATGGTACCTGGTATCTTATTGGGGAAAGGGATTTTGAATTAGAAACATTCTTGACAATAAAATATGATAAAAACGGACATGTAATTGGTCGCCATGAACTGAATAAGAAACTGGCAGATAAGTGGCCTGGACGAAAAGGATGGACTACTTATTTTGTACGAATAAAAAATAAAAAGGGACTATAATGAAAATTAATATCACCTTATTCGAATGTAATTGGAATTCTACACACAAATCTTTATTTGTATGTAAAATAGAATCTGATCCTTGGGTGGGTTCATTAATCCAAATAGAATACAAATATAATTCTTCGTTTGAGCAATATGATTGGACATTTGATTTTATATTTTCACAAAAATTATGGCCTCCCCTCTTAAAAAAACTTGACAAATTCTTTTAATACTGTATAATAACACTAATCGATATATAAAACTAATTATATTTCGTGATTAGGTTCCATCGTCTAGTTTCGGCCTAGGACACTACCCCGTCACGGTAAAAACATGGGTTCAAATCCCATTGGGACCGCCAAAAGTTGAATCGAGAGAATTATTATGTCAGATTTTGAAACAACAACAAAAATTAAACCAAAAAAAAGGATAAGGGAATTAAAACCACCCTCTGATTTTGCTGTTATTTTTTATAATGACAATTTTACACCAATGGAATTTGTTACCTTTGTTTTAATAGAAATTTTTCGACATTCTATGGATCGAGCCCATCAAATTATGTTAAATGTACATGAAAGGGGCTCTGGTGTTGCGGGCACATTTCGTTATGAAATAGCAGAAGCAAAAGCAACTGAAACAGTAATATTGGCAAAAGAACACGAATATCCCCTAAAGGTGACAGTTGAAGAATTATAAATTAATAAATGAGAGATTATTATGACAAAACATACGATAAAAGAAACCATTTCAGTATTAGAAGAACAGATTGAGGTATTTCGTTCTCAAATAGAACCTACTGATACAGGTAATTTACATACTACCATAGCGGCTTTGAAACACAGAGTACGAGAATTAAAAAAACATAAAAAAAGTAAATACGAACAAATATATGAGTAGTACACAAACATATTGAAAAGAAGAGAATATTATGAATATATTTTTTTTGGATGAAAATCCGAGAATGTGTGCTCAGGCACATTGTGATAAACATGTAGTGAAAATGATTTTGGAGTATGCTCAAATGATGAGTACGGCTCATCGTGTTCTTGATTCTCCAAGTGAACTTATCGAACCCATGTATAAGATGACACATAAGAATCATCCGTCAGCAAAATGGGTTCGAGAATCAGATGCCAATTACCAATGGACACATGATCTATGGTTTTGGTTGTGCAAGGAATACGGGTGGAGATATGATAAAATACATAAGACATGGGAAAAATTATATAATAAGTTAAGTCATACTCCATTGAATATTTCAAGTGGTGTAACTACATCACCTCCTTTGTGTATGCCTGATGAATATAAAATTGATACTGGAAATCTAGTTCAAGATACTATTGAATCATATAGAAAATATTACTTAGAAGATAAATCTAGTTTTGCTAAATGGGGTGGACTTGTCGAAAATATGAGACAACCGCCAGAATGGTGGAAAGAAAAATGAATATTTTAGGAATTAATGGTTCCATAGGTTGGGATGGTAATATAAACATGATAAGCACTCATATGGATGATATGTGGGTTCATGGTTCTGGAGCTACATTATTCATAGATGGTGAGTTAAGAGGCTCTTTAAGTGAAGAAAGGTTAACTAGGATAAAATATGATGGTAATTATCCACTCAATACTATAAACAATTTATTAGAAAGAAACAACCTCTCTCCAGATGACATCAATGTAGTTGCTTATGTGGGAAGTCCAACTAATATGTCTTTGTATTTAAGAGAGGGTGGATATACTGAGGGAACATTATCCAATATTTTTAAAAATGCTGAAATCAAACTCATTGACCATCATTTGGCACACGGCGCTGGTTCCTTTTTAAGTTCGGGGTTTGAAAGTGCCAATATATACACTTTTGATGGCGCGGGTGATATATTCAGATTTCCACCCGATAATACAACATTACGAGGAAATAATTCACGATTTTTTAATGGTGATTTTAATAAAAAAACAATAGATAGTATCTATAGTACACATTTACCAACAAGCCAACTAGGGCGATTCTTTTCTAATTTATCTTGGGTAATCTATAATCTTAAAGTAAAAGGTGATAATAAAGATGATGACGCGTGGAAATGGTATGATCCAATTTCAAGAGAATCATATCCAGGTAAAATTATGGGATTGTCTGCTTATGGTGATGCTTCAAACGTTAAATATGATAATTATTTTGAAATAGAGTTTGAAGAATCTGCTGTATTGGCAATATCCACAGAAGATGGAGACCCTATTATAATGGATGCAAATACTGATCTTGATGGAATATCACAGTATGAGCCAGAAGATTTGGCCGCCTGGGTACAAGAACAATTTCAAAGAATTTTATTACAATTTTTTGAAAATATTCCTAAAGAAATTAAAAAAGACAAATTATGTTTAGGAGGTGGATGTGCATTAAATATTTTAGCAAATTCAGCAATTCTTGAAAATGGCATATATGAAGATGTACATGTGAATACAGCACCAAATGATGATGGTTTGAGTTTTGGTGGTGCCATTTTAGTGGCATTTGAAAAAGAAAAAGATTTAATATTGCCTGATAATATGGGCTGTATCGGGTTTGATTATAATGAAATGGATATACAGGAGACCATTTCGAAATTTGAAATGGATCGACTATAGAAAATGAATATTTTAGGAATTAATGGTTCTATAGGTAATAAGGAATATATTATAGTTTCATTACTCACTGAAAATTTCCAGATGTATATGCATCAGGCAGGAGCTACATTATTCATAGATGGTGAGCTAAAAGGTTCTTTAAGTGAAGAGCGATTGACGGGGATAAAATATGATGGTAAATATCCCACCAATAGTATTGATGCTTTATTAGCCAGAAATAATCTTTTTTCTAAAGATATTGATATAATTGCTTATGCGTCAATAACTTCTGATGTAAAAAGGGGAGAGTTATCAGAACTTTTTAAAAATGCTGAAATATTATTTATTGATCATCACCTGGCACATGCTGCTGCTTCTTTTTTAACTTCAGGTTTTGAAGAAGCTAATATATTTACCTTTGATGGTGTTGGTGATTTACATACATTACCAAATGATAAGATAAAAACAAACAATGCAAATTTATATAATGGAAATTTTAATGAAAAAGAAATTAGATTTGTTCACCAGTCATACTTAGATGATTATACATTTATGTTTGGTTATTTTTATGATATGCTGTCTAATTATATCTATAAGCAGAAAATTCATGGAAAATCAGACCAAGAACAATTAAATACTAATACGTTTGGTGGTGATATTAATGCTTGTGGTAAAATAATGGGGCTGTCTGCCTACGGTGATCATACTAGAATGAATATACCTGATAGTTTTAGATTTGAATTGAATGAAAATGGATTTCCTATTATTTTACTTACTAATAAAGATATGACATCTCTAGGAGAAGTTCAATGTCAACCTGAAGATTTAGCTGCCTGGGCACAACGCCAATTTGAGAAATATTTATTATTGTTTCTAGGTAATATTCCTAAAGAAATTAAAAAGGACAAATTATGTTTGGGTGGAGGCTGTGCTTTAAATATTTTAGCAAATTCAAAAATAATTGAAAATGGCATATATGAAGATATACACATAAATACTGCGCCTGATGATTCTGGTTTGAATTTTGGGGCGGCTATTCTTGTAGCATATGAAAAAGAAAAAGAATTGATATTACCTGATAATATGGGATGTATTGGACTTGACTATAATGATGAAGATATAAATGAAACTATAGTAAAATTTGGAATTGAAAGTGCAAATGAAATATAAAAAATTTGAAGAATTTGATGACGTTTGTAAAATCACGGCTGATAAACTTGTTGAAAATAAGATTATTGCTTGGTTTCAAGGTAAAAGTGAATTTGGCCCTAGAGCCTTGGGTAACAGGTCTATTTTTGCAAATCCTACATTTGATAATAAAGATTATTTGAATAAGGAAGTTAAGGGGCGTGAATATTGGAGGCCATTCGCTCCAATTATTTTGGAAAGTGAATTAAAGAATTGGTTCGATTTACCAAGGACAAATTCACATTATATGTTATTTAATGCTAGAGTATTAAATGATAAATTAGGTAAAATTCCATCGGTGACTCATGTAGATAATACAGCAAGGGTGCAAACAGTAAACGAAACAATAAATTATAAAGCACATAAACTCTTGACACATTTCTTTGAAAAAACTGAAGTTCCTTTATTGTTAAATACATCATTTAATATAGGAGGTGAGCCTATAGTTGAAACCCCAGACCACGCTGTCGATACTTTCAAGAAATCTAAGATCGATTTTTTGATTATTGAAAATTACTTTTTTACAAAATAAGACATGAAATCAAAAGAACTTCCGGCTTATTATACGGGCACACCCAATCAAGGTGATTTTTTTAAATTACATGATAGGTTTGGAAATAAGCTAAATGAAATAAATAGTAAGCAAACAACATCATATCCTTGGGATATAGGTCATCATGATAGTAATATACAAACTTTATTCGATGATGAATATATATCAAAAGGTTCAATATTAGAAATAGGATGTGGTACTGGAAACGATGCGAGATGGTTAGCAAAAAAAGGTTTTAATGTAACAGCCATTGACATATCAGAAGAAGAGATTGCTAATGCCAAAGAGAAAGATAAAATTGACTACTCTGTGCCAATTATACCAGTTACTTGGGTTGTTGGTGATATATACACGTATTCTCCACTAAAACAATTTGATATAGTTTATGATAGAGGTTGCATTCACCATCATAATCAGATGGAGGGAGAAAGGAGTTTGGAAACACTTTTCTCTAAGTTACATAGTATGTTAAATGTTGATGGTAAGATTGTTATGTTAACGGGTAACCCAAATGATAAAGTATATGATCAATATTCACTTGATTTTGGTCATATTGATCAGGGACCATGGCGACCACCTGTAATGTATATTTTTGATATTGAAAAAAGTTCTGAAAAGTTATTTAATATTAAAGTAGTAAAAGAAATTATTTTTGAACAAAGTACAGGTTATGATAATTTTTTAGGTTGGATGTTTATTTTAAAGAAAAAAAGAAATTTGTTGGGTAAATGACACTAAAGCCAGGTCGAAGGGACGGACTTCCATACCTGAACGCGATTAAGTGACTCTACCTAGATGAAGTTAAGTTGCCCCTCCAATAAGACCAACGGTACGTGCCACCGGGTGAGGGAGTAGATGACTTTTTGCATGAAATATAGCAAGAGGTTATCTTTCGGGATAGTCTAGGCTCTGCCCAACATTTTTCTATTTAGGAGAAGTATGAAAGATTGGATAAAGAGAAAGCTAAGAGAACACAACGCAAATAATGTAATAATATTTCCATTACGTGAAGAGGATGTTGAACGCAGACTCAGGAACATAGAAATAGATAAAGAGGGAGCAAGTAAAACTTTAGATGAGATGATCCAGAATACGCTGGAAGAAGATGAAAAATAATTCTGATGCCGGAAAGAGAGAACAATACATTTTGGGAAATTGCTGAAATTATTGATAAAGAATTGAAATTTACATTACGTATGGATACATATCACGAATATACTACAGAAACAATATATCACTTTAATTGTGGGGAATGTAGCAATTGGTGGAGTTACGCTGGTATTATAAAAGATAATCAATCACGCCCTCCATCTATGACTTGCCCACATTGTGGATATAAAACAAAGGTTAAGTTAAAAGAAGGATGGCAGCCCGAAAAATAAAAGAAAAAATATGTGAACAATGTTTTTATTTTTTCAATGGTACAGGTGTCGGACAGGGAATTCGTTGTTTAAACGAAAATAATTGGAACTACCCAGAGTGGTCAGAACATTCTCATGAAGGGGGTAGGATGCCCTTAATACCATCTAGGGTTTTTACTTGTAAACATTTTAAATGGGACAAAAAATGAATTATGTCTAATACTACACAAGAAACAAATAAGGATCTATTTGATGCTGGGCATTATATTTTTATGGGTGATGTAGATCAAGATACCATGAAACCTATTATAGAATGGATTCTTTCAGAAAATTTTAAAACAGAAAATAGAAAGACTTTATTAACTCTTGCAATATGTTCTCCTGGAGGAGACCTCAATGCCTGTTTTGCTTTAGTAGATGTGATAAAAGGATCATCTATACCAATTAGAACTATTGGAATGGGAATGATTGCATCTTGTGGGTTATTACTTTTTATTTCTGGTGAAAAAGGTAAACGAGTATTAACACCTAATACTTCTATACTTTCTCACCAATATTCATGGGGCAAATATGGAAAAGAACACGAATTATTTGCGGTAGTGAAAGAATATGATTTAACAACTGAGAGGATTATTAGTCATTATAAAAAATGTACAGGAAAATCTGAAAAGGAAATTAGGTCCCTTTTGTTACCTCCACATGATGTATGGTTAAGTGCGAAAGAGGCAAAAAAGTTTGGTCTATGTGATTCAATTCAGGCAACATATTAAAAGAAGGAAATGGAAAATAAAAAAGAAGTTTCATTAGAAGATATAAGAATGTTCACTAAAAGAATGTCACATGATCAAATATTGAATGAGATTAAAGAGGGTTTACATTATTTAACAACCACAGAGTTGGTGAATTTACATGCTGATATTTCGCAAGTGCAATTAAAAAGAGCTCATGATCAGAGAGAAGAGCATACGGCTCAGTATAAACCTAAGAGAATTATGTAGTGGAATAATGAAATTTATTCATATAAGGGTTAATGATAAATGTATTGCGAAGACTGATAACATAAAAGAAGCATTAAAAATAATTAAAGACCTATTCAACAAGGGTTATGATGATGTTTATGTATATGGAAGTAGAATAGGGAAATGGATGTAATTACAAACGAAGCCTTCCCAAAATGTTTAGAATCAGAATTAATACAAAAGAAATATAATTGGGAACCAGGATCTTTATATAATTTAGGGTGTGGAAATAATAAACTCAAAGGGTTTTTAAATATAGATAGAGAATCTGGGTGTAATCCAGATAAGATAATAGATTTTGAAATAATTCCATGGGATTTACCAGATAATAGCGCAGATGTTGTTTTATTATATCATGTATTAGAACATTTAGGTGAAACAACAAAACAATTCCTGAATATAATAAAAGAATTGTACCGCATATCTCGACATAATGGCACAATATGGATTACTGTGCCGTATCCTTTACATAGTCATTTTAGACATGATCCGACTCATGTTCGTAGTATTACCCCAACAACAATGTCAATGTTTTCTCAAAAAAATTGTGATAATTATGTACAAAACAATCTTCCAAATACTCCTTTGGCTCATATTACTGGAGTTGATTTTGAGGTTTTAAATTGGACTTATAAGTGGGATAGTGAAGCAATTAGACTATACAAGAATAAGGGTATAATAAAAGAAAACGAACCTCTTGAACAATATGTTCATATATTAAATAATCTTGCTGAAGAATTGACTATGACTATAAGGGTACAGAAATGACATCAGATTTATTAACATTAGACCCCAAGCACGAAGAAATTCTAAAGAGAAATTTTTACACGTGTATAGAAGTGGGTATGTCAAAAGAGGAAGCATTCAAAGAGATGTACAAAATGTTTTTCGCAGATGAAAAAAACTGGTTAAATGAAAAGGAGATATAATAATGAATGGTGTTACATCAGCAGAATTTCTTGCAATACTTCCAAAAAAAGATAAAGAAGATCATGAGAGTGATAAGAAGGAAATGAAAAAAGTTTCAGAAAAATTAAGAGAAATAACTCTTAATCCAAAAATGGATTTAGAAGAGGCTATAAAATGTGTAAAAAGTTTGACAAATAAAATATGAAATATATTATAGGAGTATTCGTATTATATTGTATAGGGTGGTTAGGGGGAGATATCATAGTTGCTGCTATATGTATAGGCCTTTCTTATGGTTTTATAGATTACATGAAAGAGTATTAAAATGAAAAAGAAACGAGTCGGTAAACGAGGTAGAGCGGGATGGAGAAAGCGATCTCCCCGATGTAGACTTTGTACGCCGATTCGATGGTTGGGGAATACAAAAGGTAGACATCCAATGCGAGAATTGAAACAATTAGATAAAGAAAAACATGATGGGTACTAAAAAAAGAAAAAAAGTAAAAGAGGACAAAAACGAAACATGTGTAATATGTGGAGCAAGAACAAATTATACAGAAGATGACCCTATTGGACACAGATATGGTTATGTAGAGGGAACTGGTCAACTCTGTTTTAGGTGTAGTTATTTTGGCGGACATGGAAAAGAAATAGATGAAGAAAGCAGAATTGATCGATAGGGGCACAAAAATATTTATTTTTTGTATGATTGTGGCAATTGTGATAGGTGCAATTATTGGAAAAATATTAGCAATGAATTACTTATAATAAAGGAAAATATGAAAGCTGTGATAGAACTTGATGTATTTCAAGAAATGAAATTAGATAAGGATACTGGTGAAATTATAACGAGACCAATGGCAGAAATGATGGACACACCATTAGATTACATAGACGAGGAAGATGATCCAAAATGGTTACCATTGTTGCGTGTTTTAAATGAACAATTTATAGTGCCATATGTTTTACCAGATTCATTAAATGTACCAAATAAAAAACACTACCACACAGCTGTGGCGGCTTCTGAAGATTTATTAAAAGTTGCATATGATTTTCAGAAAAACATAAATGATTTACATTGCACTGATAATTGACTTGACACTTTTCTTAGGATTTGAGATAATATACTTATAAATTAACATAATAACAAAGAAAAATAATATGAAATGGATGTTCATTATCGTAGTGGCATTAGCACTATGTCTTAACGGATGTGCAGATACCGCAGATGCCGAAAACTCATCTCTGGCTACGACATCTGAAGATTCAAACAATGATTCAACAACAACGACAAGTAGTGGTGATACAATATGGGCCGCAATAGTCTTGACATGGCACCCTGTCGTTTATACAATAGACAAAGAATTTTCATCTGAAGTAGACTGTTGGAACTATTACGATACTGGTGCAGGAGAAAGTAAAATGCTCAATAGCTACGGCACACAAGTTCTAGACCATCAAGGCAATAAGCCTGACAAAGACTACATGAAAAAACATCGCCCATCGCACCGAGAATACCCAACTAGATTATATAAGAATTTCGGAGCGTGGCTAGTCTGGTTGACCTGTGACATAAAAGGTAGATATAAATGGGAGTAGACTTTGTTGCATTGTTTATTTGGAAGTATGGACTCCAAATTATTGTAATTTATAATTTATTTGAGAATGGAATACTTTTTCCATCCTTGTATAATTGAGGATAATAAATGAAACATCTATTAAAATTTCAGGATGCTCATGCTCCTCGCTTATTCTTTGGTCGAGAAGAAGAGATTAGAATAGCAGTAATTAAAGATGAAGTAGACCTTTGGCAATCCCGTGTAGGAGACAACCCTGATTCTATACCATACTTGGCTTATATAAGAGACACATTAAGGGGTAGAATAAAGGAACTAGAGGAGGACAATAAATGAAAGCAATACTTGAATTTAATTTACCAGAAGAAGAAGAACAATTTAATATCACCAATAAAGGCATGGATTGGGCTTTGCTTGCTGTGGATTTAGATCAATCGATACGATCTCTGTTGAAGTATCATCCTGAAAAATATAAAACGGGCGAACAAGCATTTGAACATATCAGGTCAGAATTACACGATATGATGGCTGAAAGAGGACTTGTTTTTCCAACATAACTAAACTAAATATTATACAAAAAGAAAAAGGTAACTAAAGTGTTTAGTACCAAAAAGAAAAAACATTAATAAAATTAGAAGGGCAATAAGGTCATCATGGGAATATTCAGTAAATTAAAACATCACGCAAAAAAACTAATGGGAAACGGAGAAGTATTACGTCAATATCCTCACGAAGATATCACGGAGGCTGTAGATGTGGTAGAACACGCTGTAGACACAGCAGAGAAGGTTAAAAAGAAAGCTAAAAAGGTTAAAAAGAAAGCAAAGAAGGGCTAAAAAAATAAAAACTGAGTTTATCGGAAGGATAACTAATAATGAATGAAGTTCAATATATTCTAAATACGTTTCTATTATTGATGTCTGGCGTTTTGGTGTTTTTTATGGCAGCCGGATTTTCTATGTTAGAAGCGGGTTTAGTGCGTACTAAGAATACAACAGCAATTCTTACAAAAAATATTTGTCTATACTCCTTGAGTTGTCTCGCATTTTTCGCAATTGGATACCAAATAATGTATGGTTCTATTTCTGATGGCGACCATTCTGGATTATCTGATTTCTTTTTCCAAGTAGTTTTCGTAGCAACAGCGGCATCTATCATATCTGGAGTAATTGCAGAACGAATGAAGTTCTGGCCGTTCATGATTTTTGTTGCTGTGTTATCAGCATTCATATACCCACTTCAAGGTTCGTGGACATGGGGAGGTGGTTTTCTATCTGAAATGGGATTCTCTGATTTCGCGGGATCAACCATAGTCCATTCAGTTGGAGGATGGGCTGCGTTGGCGGGGGTCATTTTACTTGGCTCAAGACATGGTAAATATAGAGAAGACGGAAAAGTAAATTTAATTCCACCATCAAATCTACCACTTGCAACTCTTGGAACTTTTATTCTTTGGTTTGGTTGGTTTGGTTTCAATGGTGGTTCACAACTTGCGATGGCAACCAAAGCTGATGTTAATGCAATCAGCGCAGTATTTGCAAATACAAACATTGCAGCAGCATCGGGAGCAATGACTGCCGCATTTATAACACAAATCCTTTACAAAAAAGTTGATTTAACATTGATTCTTAATGGGGCACTTGCTGGATTGGTTTCAATTACTGCAGGCCCAGATTATCCATCAATGGGAGTTGCGGGGATTATTGGTGTAATCGGTGCAGGATTTGCGCTGATTGCTATCCCGTTGTTTGATAAAATAAAAATTGATGATCCAGTTGGAGCATTATCAGTTCATCTTGTAGCGGGTATTTGGGGAACTTTGGCAGTTGGAATATTTAATCCAGAAGTTTCACTCTATGATCAAATGTTCGGTGTAGCTCTGATAGGATTATTTGTATTTTTATCAAGCTTTATTGTTTGGTATGTAATAAAATCCATCATGGGAATAAGAGTTTCGTTGGAAGATGAAACTCAAGGAATTGACATATCAGAATTTAGTCATACGGCATATTCATTTGATTTCAATCCTAGAGAAAAAACTTGACATTTCTACAGAATTTGATATAATATACTTATAAATGAGAATTAGTAAAGGTGAAATAAAATGATTACAACTATAAATTTATTGATTGTTGGGGTGTCTCTTTTTTCGTATTTTGCTTTTACACATCCAGAACCTTGCCCTAGAAAATATAGAGTTACACAAGAACACGGTGGTGTCTTGACAAATTCAGCTGATGTCCATCGTTACTGTGAACTAGACTACGGTGGAAAATTCGTATTAAAAGAAAAGCAATGACTAAGCCGACTGAAAATTTAATAGACAAGATAGGAGAGTTTTTCAAGACTCTCTATGCACTCACTATGTTTACCATAAAGTCTCTCTGGATAATATTAACAACCAATCATATGCAGACATATAAAGAAGAACGTGAAGAGCAGAAGAAAAGAGAGAAAGAAAAAAATGGGAGTAAAAGATAATTTTATTTACGAAGAATGCATGAAAGAATTAGACGCAACATTTGGAGAAAGACAACAAGAACATCTTTCCTTACATGGTCTTGAACCGGGAACAGAAGAATATAAACGTGTAGAGACTATTCTAATTAAACGTATCTGTGAGATTGATCTAGGAGACGAAACCCGATTTGATTGATTTGTTGAGTAAACGACAGCTTGTAGGCCACACGGAGGTAGACCGGCAAGGTTTGTATGAGTGCTCTACTCTGGAGAAATTTAAGCTGTTATGTGGGAAGGCCGCTGGTACTACGCCGAAGG